CGTCCATTAAATCATACCCAGAAAGACTAGCCACGATGGGTGACCGTGCATACATTTACCGTCTGGCTCTACCCAGCAGCCGTCGGTAGCTTCGCAGCCGCCTTCCATTTCCCAATCCATAAGGGTGGCCATGTCTGGCATCTCGGTGATGGGGGTTTTCTCGGTCTGTGCCATGTTGCACCTCGCAAGTGAGACGGTCTTCCAGCCTACCGTCTCGGGGGTTAATGGGGCTGGCCATCGCCCGTGTAGGCAACCCGATAATGGCACACGGTACAGCGTCGGTCAAATACTTTTATCGGGTATTTGTTCGATCTTGATTACCTTTGGATACTCCCCACCGACCCGCCTTTTAGTGCGGACATTTCCGGTCTTGGTCCAATGGCGATACACGGGGGCAGCACCTGGCATTTTCGCGGCAGTAACCAAAGTAATAGCATGGGTCACAGGGGCATTGATCTGGTGATTTAGTCATAGTCTTCATCCTAAAAAAATGGCCCCCTAGGATGGGGGCCGAATAGGCGTGGGCCAGTCAGACCCACTGAGGAGGTTACCCAGTTTGGCCGCTGGGTCCGGCGTTTTCGGTCAATTCATCCCGTACCTTATAGGCGTACAGGGTGGAGAATTGATCTAGCACGGATTGGCGATTACCTCTAAGGCCGAATTCGCGCTTAATGATTGAATACGCTGAAGGGCTGCGGGACCGTTTCATCCCGGCTATTTCCAATTTCAGCGCGGCCCGAAGAACAACAAAACGGTATTGATCAATACTATTCACTTGGTTTCACCTTAAAGGATAGATTGCCAGTAATAGCACTAACGTGCATTTCCACATCGTTCAAACGATCAACACCTATTGATATTTGGCTAATGTCTACTCCAGCTACCCAGCCAATGGGATAGGGACAGAACACCATACATTTCTCGCTTGCTTCAATAGCAGCAAGAATCGCATCGGCTTTCTGTCCAGCGGTTTCTAAAAGGGTATCGGTCATTTCTATTTACTCCTCTATTAATGGAAAGGCTACCGTATCACGGCAGGGTAGGGCTGGCAAGGGTTTTATTTGGTGAGAGATATTATCCCCACACACTCACACGACTCGCCGACGATCCGCCGCTATCGCACTAGCGCGGGTACGTATTTAATAGCGCGGGTTTATGATATTGCTATCGTCTGATAGCTAATGGAATTGGTACTAATTGGTACGGTGAAATAGAGGACTGAGAAGGGTAGGGCGGCATATCCACTATTTAACATAATATATATTATGCGAATGACATAAATACAACAGTGTGGTATTTCTGCAACTGGTGTTGTATTGACGCAACAGTGTGGTATTTTTACAACAACGGGGATATTGGTACACAATTGGTTCGAGAAGGGCGGTTTCTTGGTTTTTGCACCCCCACCCACCCCCATCGCGCGTATAAATAAAGTTAGAATGTCCATCCCACTCACTAGAGGGTAATTTAGGTAATATAAGAAGGTACTAATATGGCAGATGATAGATATATCCCCTATAGGGAAAACTGGAACCGTCAACCAGATGAAATAGAACAATGGTTAATGAACCAGCGTGATAGACTACAGGGTGGTTTGTCAAGGGCAGGGAGATTTGCTAGGGATTTCGCGACTGATCCATTAACATATGTTCCGAGCCAGATAAGTAGAGATGCAATTGGTCGTGGTGTAATGTCTATTCCAGATACTGTAAGAAATGCAGCAAACTTTTACAGAAGGGGTGGAGAAGCCGCCTATGGCGTGGGAAAAGATATAGTTGGTTCATTTCCTAATTATCCTGCTAATTATCCCGGTGCTGAAATAGCAAATAGACCTGTAATGGATATGCTTCGGCAGTATGGCCCACAAGCAATAGGAATGCTTAAAGAGGTTTTTGGTCCGGGCGAAGTAATACAAGGCTGGCCACCAAAAAGGGCAGAATTTGATACAGAAATGATAACTGATATTGAACCAATAAAGGTTACCAAGGTGAAAAAGAAAAAGAAGAAAGGCTACACTAAGAAAAAACAAGCTGGTGGAGGAGGAGGTGTTTACTGATGGCTATTGAAAAAATTTGGGATAAATTAAAAAAACAGCACGCTAAGTCTGACGCTTTACCAAAGCGTGATCCGGGTGGTTTTGTTTCCCAAAGCCTGAGAAAGCCGGGTGAGTCTTTTATGGACTTTACCAAGCGTAGGCATGAGGTTCTTTATCCCGGTCATCAGCAAATGGCTAGAGAGGCGGGTGTAGGTGGTTTAAGGTCTTTTGGTCCAGCCCATACAGCATGGCAAAATCAGATGCGTGCTAGGATGGGTAAAATGCCCGGACAAAGATATACTTCTCAGGACTGGCGACGTATGATGGCTGGATTAAATCCAACTACATATCCAGCGGGTGCAGCCCAAGTAGGTGGTAGACCAGCGGGAAGACCACCCTTACCAACGTCTATGGGTAATGTGTTAGGCGCAGGTCCAAGACCCGGTGTACCACTTCCTCAAGGCGCATACCAAGGCGACCCTAGAGGCAGGACACCAGCCGCTGTGGGTGCGTCCCCCATTAATGTATTAGGCCACCCAAGGCCACCTTCTCCCGTGCAGGTTGATATGGGGCGTGGCCGTAGATGGCCCAACACACCACCGCCCGGATTTGGTACAGCACCACAATTCTCTATGGATGATTTAGAGAGGATGCAGCGGCAATCTATTGCTACACGCAGACCTACTCCATCACAGGTTCCTATGGGAAGTGGAAGGTTGGCTTCAAGATCATATCAGGCCCCTATGGGCAGTGGACAACGTATGCCTTATAATGTTTTGGGTGGTAGCCCTGCTGGACGTAGAAGGCAACAACTACCCATGATACCGGGACTATTACCCCGCCCATTCTAATGCGTACTGACAAACAAGAGGCATTTGTAGAACATTTCTGCTTGACAGGAAATGCTGCAAAGGCTGCTGAAGTAGCTGGCTATTCTAAAGCCACTGCAAAACAAAAGGGACACCAGCTAAAGAATCAGTTTTCTAGGGAGATTGAGGAAAGGACCAAGAAGATGATTGCTGATTTTGTCCCCGGTGCTTTGTTTCAGTTGAAAAATCTATCGGAGGGTGCAGAAAGTGAATCCGTAAAACTAGGGGCTGTGAAGGATATTCTTGATAGGGCTGGATATAAGCCTACAGAAAAAATCGAACAGCAAATTTCCCACGGGGAAAAGTCTACTGAGGAGTTAATGAAAGAACTTAATGCTTTGGTAGGCCCGTTTAATTAATGCCGTCAAAGCAAGCATTAGAAAAAGCGGTTGAAATAGCCCAAGAGTTAAGGCAGCGGGAAAGATATAACAAGATAGATTTTTATGATCCTTACCCTTATCAGGTAGATTTTCATAAAACCGGGAGTGACAGCAACCAAAGGCTGTTAATGGCAGCTAACCGCATAGGAAAAAGTTATTGCGGTAGTGCTGAAATGTCATTTCATTTGACTGGTTTGTATCCTTCTTGGTGGGAAGGAAGGGTTTTTCGTAACCCTATTGTGGGTTGGGCTGGTGGAATATCCAATGAAACCACCAGAGATATTGTACAACATGATTTACTTGGTTCCCCCGACGATCCAGAGGCTTTCGGGTCAGGTACTATACCTAGAAAACTAATAATAAAGACCGAAAGAAAGCCCGGCGTCCCTAACGCCAAAAGCGTAGCTTTGATTAAGCACGTTTCGGGAGGAACCTCTTCTTTATTCTTTAAAGCCTACGAAATGGGCCAAGAAAAATGGCAAGGTCGTAGCGTTGATTGTATCTGGATGGACGAAGAACCACCCAGAGATATTTATTCTCAAGCAGTAACAAGGACACTTGATAAAAGGGGTATGGTTTATATGACCTTCACCCCAGAGGCAGGAATGACAGAAACTGTCGCCTCGTTTATGAACAATATCAAGCCCGGACAATCGTTGAACAATGCCACATGGGATGATGCTTCCGAAAAGGTAAAATCATCAATAAATAAAAAGCAGGGGCATTTGAACGAAGCCGTAATGGAGCAAATACTATCCTCTTATGCACCGCATGAGAGAGAAATGAGAAGATATGGTAGACCCTCTATTGGTTCGGGCCTTGTTTACCCTGTGGATGAAACAAAGCTGATGATTGATCCTATCTATCTTAAATCTCATTGGCCCAGAATATGTGGTATTGACTTTGGATTTGACCATCCAACTGCTTGTGTGTGGGTTGCTTGGGACAGAGAAGAAGATATTATCTATATATATGACTGTTATCGTCAGGCTAAAGCACCACCCGCTGTTCATGCCGCTGCGATAAGAAGCAGACCCGGATTTATCCCTATAGTGTGGCCACATGATGGCCATAGACGTGATTCTATGGGTAACCCCGGCCTTGCAGACCAGTATAGGAACTTAGGTTGTAATATGCTTCCGTTCCATTTTGAAAACCCACCCGCTTTGGGAGAGAAGAAGGGCGGTAATTCTGTTGAGGTGGGTATTATGGATATGCTTCAAAGAATGGAAGACGGTAAGTTCTTGGTTTTTTCCACTTTAAGTGATTGGTGGGAAGAGTTTAGAATGTATCATAGGAAGGATGGTAAAATTGTTCCTATACGGGATGACTTAATGGCGGCAACAAGGTATGCTGTCATGTCAACAAGGTTCGCCATAAATTCCGAAGAACCTGAATGGACTAAGGATATAGAATACAGGAACTATGGAATTATATAATGGACTGGCTTGAATGGATTAAACAATTTCCCCAGCAATACTTGGGGCAGGTGAAGGAAGGAATGATCGGGGCAGGTGAGGCTGGTCCCCTTTTGGGTGGTGGTATAGTAGCAACAGCTTTAGACCCTGCATGGCCCTTGATACAGCAAACCGCAGAAAAAGTTGCAGAAACAGCAGCCCCGGCTGTGACTAGAGGTTTGAATCAACAGGCAGTTAATTATAATATGGCTATGGACAGTTTAAGAGAAGCCGGGTATGATATACCCGACTATCGTATGCCTGAGTCTGATGAAGCACAGAATAGGGCAGCAATGGTTGCTGCAATGACTGCTGCCGGTGGAGTGTTTAGAGGGAAAATTCCACGACTGCATACTAAGGCCACTCGGAATTTGATAGATAGAATAAAGAAAAGATGGAAAACAGATGATGATGTTTATGCAATGGATTTGCAAATAGATGATTTGACAGAAGAGATTAAATTCCAGAAGAGAGAATATGGTATTCCCATTAATACCAGTCAAAGACAAATTGAAAAATATATAGATTTACCATCTCACGAACCACCTTATGTAACTCTCCCCCCAGAGATTTATGAAGAAATGATGGGTAACTATGATGAGATAAAGCAATTACGAGAGACAGCAAAATATATATCTGGGGGCGGGAAGATAGAAGCCCCAATTGAGGTTAAAGAAGCAAAAGCCAGAGTGCCAGAAGTTATAGAAAGGCATATTCCTGAAGTGCGTGGAGTTGTACCCGGCGAAGGGGGTGCAATACAAGGATGGCATTCTTTTCCAGATAAAATATATACCGATTTTGATTCTTTTATTCCTGAAGGTACTGTTCTTGGCGGAAGATCAACTGCCAGAAGAATAGAGATACCTGCCTCAGATATTAATTTAGGCTCGCCAGAGTCAATTATGATTCTACTTGCTGATCTTGAGACACCGAATAGAATCCCAATATTAGAGGGGACAGTAAAAGGAACTGATCTTGATGATTTAACTAAACGATTTATTTTTGATTTGTCCCGCGAAGATAGAAGTAGAGAATTTAGGTTAAAATCTTTATATAATGTTGAACAACTAAATGATATAAAAAGACAGCATAATATTTCTGATGGGATAGAAGCACTTCTCGCGCATAGTGAATTTTTAAATGATGAGTTGGAAAGGTCTTTTCAACCAACCACTGCTGATCCAGCGTTTGAAGGATTATCTGATGAGGCGAAGGAAATAATAGAGGCGCAGGAAAACTGGACAAAACATTTAGAATCTGTTGCTAGAAAGGTAACGGGTGGACAGGGGGCAAGGGAGTTAAAAGCAACGGTAGGCGCAATGAGTCAACCCCAATCTATAGCAATGCAGATTGCGCGTAATGATAATAATATTGCATATTTGGAAGCTGGTGGGAAATTTATAGATGATAGAATTAGAGTAATACCTTGGAGTGGTGAAATAGAAAAGAAATATGATAGGTATAATAAAATCCAGATAGAATTATTAGACCTACAGGAAAGAGAATATCAAGGAACTATTAGTGATAAAGAATATAAGAAATTACAGCGTTACAGAGACAAAACTATACCTGACCTTGTGGAATTTTTAAGTGAAAAATTACCAAATATTGAGTTTTAATTATGGCCGATAAAAAAATGACTGAAGAAGAACTATTATCTCGCGTTAGAAACGAGATAACATCTTCTTTGGGTTATGGTGATACTATTTCCAAGCAGCGAGAGACTGCTGTAGATTATTACTATGCTGAACCTTTTGGAAATGAAGTAGAAGGCCGTTCACAGTTTGTTGATTCTACTGTTGCTGATACTATTGAGTGGATAAAACCATCCTTGATGAGGGTATTCGCATCTGGCGATGAGATGGTAAAATTTGCACCATTTGGCCCAGAAGACGTGCCAATGGCAGAACAGGCTACGGATTATGTAAATTTTGTTTTTATGAAAGATAATCCCGGCTGGGAAATTCTTTATTCTTGGTTTACTGATGCGCTTTTACAGAAGAATGGTATAGTTAAAGTCTGGTGGGAAGAGACAGAGGATATAGTAAAAGAGGAATATAGGGATTTAACTAATATGGAGTTAGAATCTCTTGTATCCCAAGAAGACGTAGAAGTAATAAAACACACTTCTATACCACAACCCTCTGACACACCTGTTGCTGTAGAGGAATTAGAAGTTTTACATGATGTAATCATACATCGTAATCTAACTGAGGGAAGGATCAGGGTCGAGAATGTACCACCCGATGAATTTTTAATCTCTAGGGAGGCTAAAAGCATCGAGGATGCACGTTTTGTTTGCCATAGGGTAAAAACAACCCTTTCTGACTTACGTGAATTGTATGGCGATTTAGACCCGGAAGAACTGGGTAATGATACAGAGAATAATTTTCCCACAGTCTCTGAACCACTGGCTAGATTTAGGTTTGATGATTCATCTACATTTGGTGGTATGGGTGATGTTGAGGAAGAGGAAGCATTAAAAGAATATTGGCTGCATGAGAGTTTTCTTTATACGGACTATGATGGAGACGGTATAGCCGAATTAAGAAAGGTTTGCACGGTTGGTGATAAAGTATTGGCTAATGAGGAAATTGATTCCCAGCCTTTTGTTTCATTAACCCCGATTAAAATTCCGCATAAATTCTTTGGATTATCTGTCGCTGATCTGGTTATGGATTTACAGTTGATCAAGTCAACTCTTATGAGGAACTTGATGGATAATATGTATAATCAGAACTTTGGCAGGTTTGCGGTTTTAGAAGGGCAAGCGAATTTGGATGATTTGCTCACACAAAGACCGGGCGGTATAGTCAGGGTTAAAGCACCCGGCGCAGTAACAAGATTAGATACGCCGCAATTAGAACCGGCAGCATTCCAGATGCTTGAATATCTGGACGGGGTTAGAGAAGCCCGCGCTGGAGTAAATAAATATTCTCAAGGGATGAATGATAATGCTTTAACATCCCACACTACGGCTACGGCTGTTAATTCTGTTATGACTGCCGCGCAGTCAAGAGTGGAATTAATTGCGCGTAACTTTGCAGAAACTGGTGTTAAAAGACTTATGAGGGTGATTTATTCTCTCCTGATAAAGAATCAGGATAAAGAGAGAGTAGTTAGGCTGAGAAATATGTGGGTTCCTGTTGATCCTTCCGCGTGGAACAGTAAAGCAGATTGCACTGTTGCAGTTGGATTGGGTCATGGAAACCGTGATCAGCAAATGATGCACCTGTCTACAATGATACAGTTTGCATCTCAAGCTATGGCTGGTGGACTTAGGATTGTAAATGAACAGAACCTTTACAATATGGGTGCGCAATTAGTCAAGAATATGGGTTTTGTTAATGTTGATGATTTTCTTACTGATCCATCGCAGCAACAACCTAAACAACCCTCAATGCAGGAACAAATTGAACAATCAGAAATGCAAATAAAGAAAGGTGAACTAGATATTAAGATGGCCGAGATTCAGATAAAAGCGCAGAGATTGCAACTTGATGCTAGAAAGAACGAACAGGATATAGCACTAAAAGCAGCAGAATTAAGTTTAGAAGCTGAACAAGAAAGGCCAGTTGCTATAGGATAGGAGAATATAATGCCTCACAAAACCAAACCAAAGAAAGGAAAGGGTAAAGGAAAACCAAAATATTAAATGTCTGATGAACAAAGAGAGGAACACGCTAAACGCCTCCTCAGAGATGAGTTATTTATTGAAGCATTTGATGTATTAAGAAAAGATTTAATGGATCGCTGGGCAGCCAGCGGTTCCACAGAATTGGAAGCCAGAGAATCAATCTGGCTTGCGATGCGACTGCTTGACAAACTTTATGGTCATGTACAGTCCATAGTTGAAACTGGACATATGAATAAGGTTATGGAAAAGCAACACCCATTTATCTGAAAGAGGAAATAAACTATGGCGGACAAGCAACCTGCCCCGCAAGCACACGAAGAACAAACGCAACCCGGAAGTTTATGGGAAGCGCAAGAGGCATTACTCAAGTTAGCGGAACCCGAAGGGGAAACTCCTGAAACTGAGGAAGCCGCACCTGTAGAAGAGGAAGAGTCTACTGAGGAAACTCAAGACGAATCATTGGAAGAGGAAACTGAAGAAGAATCTGAAGTTGAAGATGAATCTGAAGAGTCTGACGAAGAGGAGGAAGTAGAGGAACTTTATACTTTAAGAGTTGATGGACAAGAAGTAGAAGTAAGCCTAGATGAACTTCTTAAAGGCTATAGCCGACAGTCAGATTATACCAAAAAGACGCAGGAAATTGCTGAACAACGTAAGCAAGCGGAACAATTGCAGCAGCAATATGGTTCCGAAATTGCACAGATTCAAGCCGAGCGTCAGCAGTATATGGAATCACTGCAAAACGTGATACAAAATTCAATGCCGGCCATTGAGCAGTTTGGTAATGTTGATTGGGACAGATTGAAAGATGCTGATCCAATCGAATATGTAAAAAAGAAGGAAGAGTTTCGGGAGGCGCAGGAAAAAGTCCAAGGTATGCAAATGCAGTATCAACAGGCATATGAACAACAGGCTTATGAGGCGCAAGAACAGTTTAAGACTCATGTTCGTAATGAACATATGAAATTTGCTGATATAGTTCCAGAATGGAAAGAAGAAAAATCCCGAAAAAAACTTGCTACTGATATACGAGATTATGCTATAAAGGTGGGATATTCGGCAGAGGAAGTTGGTCAACTTGCAGATCATAGATCGCTTCTTGTTTTGATGAAAGCGCAGAAGTACGATGAATTACAAAATGCTGATTTAAAAACCAAAAAGTTAAAAAATAAGGCAAAGGTAGTTCGCTCGGGAACTGGAAAATCAAAAGAAGATAGTAAAAAATCCCGCACTGCAAAAATGAAACGTCTCCGACAAACAGGCCATGTTGATGATGCGGCTAATTTGTTGGAAGATTTAATGAATTCCTAATAAGGAGAAAAACAAATGGCAATTGCTACAAATACGTCACTGACTTATTCGTCAGTAGCGATTCGTGAAGACTTGTCAGATGTAATTTACAATATCGCTCCTATGGACACACCCTTTATGTCAGGTTGTGCTAAACAAAGTATTGATAACACTTTCTTTGAATGGCAAACTGATTCTATTACGGCTGGTGCAACTAACCGTAAAATTGAGGGCGATGACAGTATTGCTGCCACCGCACGGGTGCTTCCAACGCGACTTGGAAATTATGCCCAGATAAGTCAATATGTAACCCAAACGTCAGGAACTGACGATGCGGTTAATTACGCCGGTCACGGCAAACATCAAGCCTACCAACTCGCGAAGAATGGCAAACGCATGAAGCGCGATATGGAAGGTATGTTGCTTGAAAACATTGTACGCGCCGCTGGTAACTCAACCACGGCTAGGGCAACGGCTGGCGTTCCTGCTTGGCTTGCTACCAACTATGTATCCATGAACCCGACAAGTGGTTCACCGGCTGCTGGTGCAACTGGTACGACTGCAATGACAGAAGCTACTGCTACTGCTTCCATTACGGAAGCTGGCATTAAGAATGTCATTAAAGACTGCTATGATGCTGGTGGTAATCCTGACTTGATCTTAGCCCCGTCTGCTATTAAACAGGCAATCTCTGATCTAGCGCAGTCCGTATCATCCCTCAGAACAGAAACTAAGGGTGATTCACCTGCACACGTCGTGGCCGCTGTTGACGTTTACGTCAGCGATTTTGGTACGTTCAGAATCGTGAGTGACCGTAATGTAAAAAGCACGGAACACGTTTTCTTTTTGGATATGGACTTTTGGGCTATTGGTTGGCTCCGTCCTTTCCAGACTGTCGAACTTGCGAAGACTGGCGATGCCCACAAGCAACTCTTGCTTGCTGAGTATGGCTTAGTTTCCAAGAACGAAAAGTCAAGCGGTATCCTTGCTGATGCAAAAGAGTAGATAAGTACCGGGGGGTGGGGCAACCTGCCCCCCATCTTATGCAAGAATTAGAAACTAACTGTCCTAATATTAAGGACGAATACGGCGGTAAAGTAGTATTTCCATTTGGGCCGTGTATTTACCAGAACTTTATTTCTGATGAATTGAGAAACTCTCTCCTTAAGGAAGGAAAGAGGATCAGAAATAAGGATAATGATTACGGTAAAAGATTGGCCGGTAATATGTATTTCGGCGGGTCTTATGATTATGGAAATGAATATATCGTAAAGGTATTTCCAGAATTGCTGAAGATTCTATTTCAGTGGTTTGATTTTATGGTTTACCATTACGATGGTGGGCGAGTAAATTTCGCGCCGGGAAAGGAAGATTTAGAGATTAATCTGGATACTCTCTGGATAAACTTCCAAAGAAGGTATGACCATAATCCACCACACCAGCATCACGGAATTGTTTCGTTTGTTATATATCTGGATGTACCAGAGAAGATATTTGATGAACAGGCCGATTCTAATGTTCAGGATGCTGGACATATAGTATTTAAGTATGGGGAATCTATTAGTCCACTTAGTGTAAGTATGTGGAATGTAACCCCCCAGAATAACCTAATCCTCATGTTTCCTGCCACATTAGATCACATGGTTCATCCATTCTGGGTGGATGAGGAACGTGTAAGTGTATCTGGAAACTTTACATTAACCGATAGAATTGTAATAAGCCGAAATGGGGCATAAATGAAAGATAAAGAAATTGAATCAATCGCTAATAAAATGATAAAGGGGAAGAAATCTCCCCAAAAAGCGGAAAAACCTAAAGAACCAACTGATGCTATGGGTTGGTTAAAAAAGGCGTATATTGATAATGATCCTAAAGATGGAACACCCAAAGTAGGGGATATAGGTTATGTCTAAAAGAATGGTTGTAGATCGTGAACCTTGGCGAAGGACTGATTTTCATTACGATGAGTCTGAGAATAAGATCACATTAAACACAGTGCAGGACGCACAGCCTATTGTTGATGAAAACAAGAGGAAGATGAATGCCTATGGTGATAAATTATCATTAGGTAAAAGGGGGGAATGGCATCACACCGCCTCTATACCCATAAATGTCTGGGAACAGTGGATGCAGGATACAAATGGGGCAATCCAAAAAGATTCTAAACTCCTTGCTGCTTATCTTAATAATCCTGATTATAAATACTTTAAAGTAGCACCAACCAATATCTAAGGGTATAAATTATGTATAGACGAAGCGATGATGGTAGTTTCAATCGGTGGGATGTGCAGAGTGTAATCACAGTTGGTTCCTCCGCCGTTGCCACAAATGTTACTTCCGCAAAAATATTAGGCATTCATACGGATGGGGAGATTTATTTTAACTTCTCTACTTCGTCAAGTGCCTCTGTTAGCACTGCTAACGATCTGAAACTGGCGGCTGGACTTACATTCATTAATGTACCTAAGTTTGCTGGACGGGCTGTGTCTCAGTACCTACATCACCAGAGAGTAGGCAGTTCTAATGTAAGTATGCGACTGGTTCATGTTTAATCATGGCAATATCGAATTTCGCGGAGTTAAAGACTGCGACGGCTAATTGGCTTGACAGAAGTGACTTGACTGACCGGATACCAGAGTTTATTTCTTTGGCAGAGGCGAGATTTAACCGGATTTTAAGAATCCGGGATATGGAAACTGTTTCTACTGCAATTTCTACGGTTGCTGGAACTAGAGAATATTCACTTCCTACGGGTTTTGTGCAGATGAAAGAGTTTCATCTCTCTACTGACCCAATAACTCCATTATCTTATATAACTCCAGAGATGATGTCGAGAATGTGGGCGGGAAGTTCTAAAGCTAAACCACAAGTGTTTACAATCATAGCGGATAACGTAAGGTTAGGGCCAAATCCTGATGCGGTTTATACTACATCAATGCTTTACTATAAGAAATTTACTGCTTTGTCAGCATCAAATACAACCTCTGATATGTTGACCAACAATCCTGATGTGTATTTATACGGCACATTATTGGAAGCTGAACCTTTTATTATGAATGATGAAAGAGTTGCTTTATGGGCAACAGCATTTAAGCAAGCAATAGACGACATACAGTTCCAAGATAATAAAGATCGTCACTCAGGTTCACAACTCAGGGTTATGAACACTGGCGGATACCCGTGAGGTAATTAAAAATGTTAAATAATTTTGCAGCAACACAAGCAGGTGGGTCAGGGACAGTAACCACCACCACAATCCTAGACGGCACTATTGCTAATGCAGATGTAGCATCTGATGCAGCCATTGCTGTTAGTAAAATTGACCTTGGTAACACTTTGGAGATTGAGACTTCTTCTGGCGACCAGATATTTGAAATGGATAATAATGCTTCCAATTCTTCAAATTTCCAAATTAACAATGGCGCAGGTAATGCTAGGACTGATTTCTATTTAGATGGCAGTGCCATTCTTACAC